ACAGTGCCAAAAGCATTTAAACTACGCACAACACATGATCACATTGTTGATTATGCCGCCGGAATCTGCGAGATGCCAATTGAGCATGCTGAGCATTGGTATGCAAAAGCGAATGGCGTTACAATTTACAAGAAGTAATTAAGGAGAGCGATTATGCCGTTAATTCAAGGAAGTTCAGAAAAAGCATTAAAAGAGAATATTGCGACAGAGATCAAGCATGGCAAAGATCCTAAGCAGGCGGCAGCAATCGCTTACGAGACTCAGCGCGCAAACGACGAATACGAACCAACAGTTGTCGAATGCGTGCCTGAGCACGTAACCTTGGCAACGATTAACGAAGAGAACAAGAAATATTGGGCTCATCGTGGTGGTGAAGAATCAAGCTCGGAGGCTTAACCATGGCCAAGCACATTCACATTCATTTAGGTCCTGCGAAAGCACGAGACGCAAAGCAGCACTACAACGAAGGTTCGATGGCTGCGACCAAAGGCGTAAAGTACGATGAGAACCCATACGAGAAGGGTACACAAGAGCATTTAGACTGGTCTAAAGGTCATAATGATCTTCGTGCGAAGCGTGCTAATGATAAAAAAGCAAAAGATGCAGAAGGCTATAACGCCAGACTTGCAAAAAATTTGCCAAGGCGTATTGAGAACTTGATCGCTAAGATTGATTCTTTAGCGCAGCTCAAAGCAAAGCTCTCGGCTGTTTTGCGTGACGCAAATGAACTTGCACCAAAAGTTGACAAGTTGACTGAACAAGATCTCTCAAAAGAGTTGCACAAACTTGACATGGGCTCTATTATTGGGGCTGAAAAAATCCTATGACCAAGCACATCCATATCCACCTAAGTAGCCGTGCAAAAGACGCGAACCCAGATGGCACCATTGGTCCTGATGAGGAGCGTCGCCGCAAAGAAGTCGTAGAGAAAGCTCGTAAACTTAAAGAAGACTTGAAAAAAGAAGCCTATTCAATTGGTGGAAACTTTCGTGGTCCTGGCATCTGGGCTGAAATTCAACGTGTTCTAAAGAGCTAATCATGACCACTCATATTCACATTCATTCAGGTAAAGCAAAAGATGCTGGCATCATCGGCACCCTTGCAAGTGCGCAGCGTGACCTTGCTAGAATTACTGCTGATTTAAAAGCACTTGCTGGCAACGAGCGTGTTCTTACAAACAGATTCTCAGTTGATAAAGCTGCAGGAGCTGCCAGAACCGCATTAGAAGCTGTCGAAGCCGCAATCAAAGCAAATCCACGCTAGGAACTATCATGGCAACTCCAACCCTTGACACGGCAACCTTTAGGCAGCAATTTCCTGAGTTTGAATGCACACAAACCTATCCAAAAGCGCAGATTGATTTTTGGTTAGATGTTGCAGGCCGGTTTGTCGATGGGTCACGTTGGGCAAACTCAACAAACCTAGGGGTTGCTCTTTATACGGCTCATCAAATCGTACTAGAGGCCAAGGCCCAAAAAGAATCTTCTGTCGGCGGCATTCCAGGTCAACAGACTGGCCCAATTAGCAGCAAGGGCGTTGACAAGGTCTCGATCGGGTATGATACTGGCGCAGTAACAGAAAAAGATGCTGGTCACTGGAATCAAACGATTTATGGCACCAGGTTCTACCGCCTTGCTAAGATCTTTGGAGCTGGCCCACTACAAGTCGGCATCGGCTACACTCCCCCATTAAATGGTCCAGGCTGGCAAGGTCCTTTGACCACCCCTGGCTTTACTAACTTTGGAAGCTAATCATGGCAATTCATATTCACGTCCACCGCAAAACAAAAGATACACAAGTCGTGGAATATAAAGGTTATAGAATCCTCGAAACTGTCTTTAATACATGGAACGGAGCCCACGTTGGGCAGGGCTCTGGACTTTTGCCGTACCCTAAAAATTCAGATAAGAAAAATATCAATGAGGTAAAAGCGATCATTGATGATCTCATCAGAAAACGTGATAACGCGCTTGTGCTAAAGAAAAAAGCTCAAGACTTGATGAAAGAAGTTAAACACAAAGAATCTCGAAAAGAAACTGTTACTCCAGCTGAACGCGCAGCAATGGAGAAAGCTGTTTCCTCATATAACAGACTTGGTGCTGTTGTTCGTATGCAGCTTGGTGATTTATAACTCCTAATGCAAAACCCTGCTAAACTCATCACAAATAAGCTGCCCAAGTTACTGGCAGCTTTTGATGCTTTAGTGCAGAAAGATGTGCTTGTTGGCGTGCCTAGATCAAAGACTGCGAGAACAGATGAACCGATCAATAATGCAACCTTGGCTTACATTCATGACAACGGGGCTCCTGCAAATAATGTGCCTGCAAGGCCTTTTATGCGCCCTGGTATTAAACGCGCCACGCCAACCATTCGGGCAGAATTTAAAGTAGCTGCTTCAGCAGTCCTGACTGGCAACGAAGGCTTGGTCAATGCCTGCTTAAACCGAGCTGGCCTAGCTGCTCAAAACGCAATTCGTGGTGTTATCACAGAAGGTATTCCACCACCGTTAAAGCCTGCAACAATTGAAGCCCGTAAATATGGGCGCAAGACAAAGTCTATGCGCAAGGGCGAAAAAGAATACATGAAGCAGATCGCTGAAGGAGCTTCTCCTGCAGAAGCCCAAGCATCTGTTGGCATTACACCGTTGGTCAATACTGGCCAACTTAGAAATTCAATCATCTACGTGGTGAAAAAATAATGGCTCTCTTAGACATGTCAGATGCCCTTCTAGATCCAATGTTCTTAGATACCTTCAAGGTGCTAAGACGTCAGGAAGTTATGGGAGATAATGGCCGGGGTGAAAATGTCATCAGAACCTACAATCCAGTGTACGGAACTGTGACGATGAGTAGTCCATCAGATCTTGGGCGCGACGTAGACTTTCAAGCGACGACAAGAACAATCTCGGTGGTGCTCAAGTTCCAACTCCAATCAGAGGTGACTGGATATCAAGCTGACGTGATAGTATGGCGTGGTGATAATTATGTGGTCCGTCATGTGGACTACTACCCACAATTTGGCGAGGGTTTTTACCAAGCCGAATGTGAATCCATGGATAAGACTGACGTCAACCCAGCTAAGGTAAGAATATGAGATTAGAAGATAAATCAGGCACTGTCCTTAAAACGGGTACGGCCCAGATCCTCTTAGAAAAGAATGATCTTCGAAAGGGCTTCTTTATCCAGAACCTCAGTCCAAGCCATTCGATCTGGATAAACGATCTAGGACCTGCATCGTCTGGTCTAGGTTCAATCAGAATTGACCCAGGTCACATGCATTCAACATTACAATACTACCCAGTAGCTAAGGGCGAAGTATCAATCCTGGGCAATCAGGGAGTTCAATTTACATGCAAGGAGTGGTAACATGGCAGTTCACATTCATATCCATAAGAAGTATAGAGATTCAATGGAAGGCAGTGTATTCCACGCCGGTCAGATTGCTTCAGCGATTCGCTTGCTCGAGGCCAGGAAAGATCTTTCCTCTTCTGAAAAACAGATGCTCATCGCAGTAGTCAAGAGGATGTCACTGTCAGAGGTCTCTAAACATCTTCAAGAGCTCTTAAAGAAAGCCCGCTCAGCTAAAGACTCCACAAAAGAAGAATCTTACACATCCTTGTATCAAATGGAAAAAGCAGTGGCAGCCATGAAGACCAAGGGCTGGTTTGTGGTATCACATGTTAAAAATTCAGATGGTACTTTCACAGTAAAATACCAGCAAGGAGCGGGTACAAGATGAGCAACACTTCGGCAACTGGCGGTTACCTAACACCATCGAGCTCACCAGCTCCATTGGAAGGTGAAGCCCTTGTCGACTTTGTGCAATCTTGGGTTGTAGGAATCACTGGTATGCTAGGCAAAAATGTTAGGCCTCGTTGGCAGCCAGAGTCAACAAATATCCCGCAAGAAGATGTAAGTTGGGCAGCGCTTGGTGTTGTTCGGCGTGAAATTCAGACGTTCGCGTATGAAAAATTTATCCCGAATGAGACCGGTGGATATGGTCAAGTAATTAACCATGAGATCATGCATTTCTTGATTTCATTTTATGGTCCTAATGCTGATCTTAATTCACAGGTGCTGCGAGAAGGCATGTATTTGTCTCAGAATAGGGAAATCCTTAGCCTGAACAATATGGGCTTAGTAGCTTGCGGCGAGATTGTTACGCTGCCAGAGTTGTTAAAGCAAAAGTGGTTATATCGCGTTGATCTGCCTTTTTCAATCCGCAGACAGATTGTTCGTGATTACCCAGTGCTCAATATTTTGTCTGGAGATATCCGGTTAGATAATGAGCACTACATTACTGATATCGCGGTTAACCAATAGGAGAAAAATCCATGACCAGTACACTTCCCATCAATCGATTAGTCAATGCAAGTGTTAACTTAACACCTGCAGGGGCGCAATTTCAAAATCTTTCAACTTTGTTGATTATTGGTTCTTCTACTGTCATTGACACAGTGACACGTATGAGAACTTATACTAGTTTATCTGGTGTTGCTTCTGACTTTGGGGTAACTGCTCCTGAGTACTACGCAGCGGCTCTTTGGTTTGAACAATCACCACAACCAACTACATTAAACATTGGTCGCTGGGCAAAAACCAATTCTGCTGGCGAGATGTATTGCGCATCTTTATCGGCTTCTGCGCAGGCAATGAATACTTGGACTTCAATCCTATCTGGATCGTTCCATGTATCAATCGACGGAACTGGCCATGATGTTACAGGCTTGAACTTTTCAGCTGATGCAAACTTAAACGCAGTTGCTGCAACAATCCAAGCTGCAATTGATTTAATCGTAACTGGCGTGACTGTTCAATGGTCGTCTAATTACTCTCGCTTTGAGTTTGTTTCTGGTACTACCGGAACAACTTCTTCTGTGAGCTTCTTAACTGCTGCAGCTACTGGCACAGACATTAGCGCTTTGCTTGGCGGCACTTCAACTTCATCTGGCGCCTACCTAGTTCCTGGTATTGCCGCTGAAACAGCAATCCAAGCATTAGAGTTGTTTGACCTCCAGTTTGGCCCACAGTGGTACGCAACAACAATCCTTGGCGCATCTGATTCTGACCATCTTGCTTGTGCTGCTTACATTGAAGGCGCAACCACTAAGCATCTATACGGCATTAGTACACAAGAAGCTGCGGTATTGAATTCTTCTGATACAACGAACATTGCCTATCAAGTTAAACAGCTTGGATATAACCGCACGCAAACTCAGTACTCTAGCTCTAGCGCGTATGCAGTTTGCTCTTTGCTAGCTCGCATTTTAACAACTAACTATAACGGCAACAACACTGTTATCACGCTGATGTACAAACAAGAGCCTGGTATCGCTGCTGAAACCTTAAACGTAAATCAGTTAAATGCCCTTGAGTCATTTAATTGCAACGTGTTTGTTGCTTATAACAACAACACAGCAATTATTGAGCCTGGTGTTTGCGCGTCTGGACAGTTTATCGACGTGATTACAGGAACAGATTGGTTAGCGCTTGATATTCAGACTAGCGTCTACAACCTGCTCTACACAACACCAACTAAGGTGCCACAAACTGACGCCGGTAACCATTTGATTGCAACAACAATTGAAGCAGTTTGCTCACAAGGCGTGACTAACGGTTTGTTAGCTCCAGGTGTTTGGAATAGCGGCGGCTTTGGTGCGTTGAATCAAGGTGACTACCTACCTAAAGGCTTCTATGTTTATGCCCCTCCAATCGCAACTCAAAACCCTGCTGATCGTGCAGCTCGCAAATCAGTTGTGTTCCAAGTAGCTGCTAAGTTAGCTGGAGCCATCCATACAGTTGATATCATCATCAACGTTAATCAATAATTAGGAGAGATCAATGACAACATATAGCTTCTTAGATACGCAAGTTGCAATCACCGGACCTGGTGGTTCTATTAACTTAGGTGCTGGTGCAGCAGTTTCAGAAGAAGGTATCACAGTAGAGCCTACTGAAGATATCAACACCATGACTATCGCAGCTGATGGTACGCC